TGAATTTCTGATTCCAGTCCACTGATCTGTCGTTGAAAACCAGTAATCTGTACATTGAAAGAAGAAATGTCATTAAGTGTGTTTGAAATCTCGGAGGACAGTTGTTTGAATTGTGACTCCCTCAACTCTTCTTTTTGAATTGCGGACTGGAGTTGTTCATATCCGTCTCGTAATTCTTCTGCCTTAACTTGGGAGTCACTAATTCTATTTACCCTAAATGACTCTTCAATATCCTGTGAACAGGTGGGACAAACCGTATTCTCGGTAAAAAATTTATGTTCCTTGACAATAGTTTGTATCTTTGAAGACAGTTTACCTTTAATATTGCCAAATTCTCTCAGTCTACTCGTAGCATCTTCGACATTAGAAAGTTGTTTTCTAAGGTCAAGTAAGAGATCTTCTTGTTTGGTGCTGTCCTCAAAACACCTCTGAACATTTTTATTCAGTTTTTCAATCTTAGTCAGTCTTTCTTTGATATCACCCTTACTTTGCTTCTCGATCTTGTCGATGAAGTCCTTTTGCATCTCTACCTTGTCTTTCAAACTCTCTTTCTTGAGTTCTAGGGTCTTCACTTCATCACGAATCTTTCTAATCCTTCCCTTGATAACATCATTCATAGAAGAGAAGATCTTGATATCCAACAGATCTTCCACAACTTCCCTACGAGATGCCACAGGTAGTTGCATAAAGGGTACAAATGTTGATGAACCAAGGATTACAATCTGTGTGAAGGACTTATAGTTCATCTTCAGGACATTCTGTTCTAACCACTTCTGTTGGTCGAGAGCAGAGTGTGACTGATCTAGTTCTTCATCATTACGATATAGTTTAAAGATGTTTGGTTTGATACCTCGTTTGATTTTCCAGTTGACAGAGTTCACCTCAAACTCAATATCCACCAAACAACCCTTATCATTAGTTGAGTTGATCAGTTGAGCCTTGTTAATCTTACGGAATGACTTACCGTAAAGAACAAATGTCAGAGCATCAAGGATTGTAGACTTACCAGCACCGTTCGCTCCGATGATTAGGGTTGTCTGTTCTTGATCTAGTTCAACTGTTGTTGGATGGTTACCTGTAGAGAGGAAGTTTTGCCAGGTAATCTTCTTAAACGTTATCATCTTGGTCGGGTGGAATCACAATGTCATTGGCTGTAATAACAGTATATCTGTGGTCATGCATCTCACAGGTCTTGATCATTATCTCGTCTTCTACTTCTAACACATGCATCTCTGGATAGTCAAGTTCTTCCAGTTGTAATGCGTAACGTGTCGCATCATCCTCTTCACAGAAGATATACAGGACTTGTTCTCCGTCATCATCGACGACAGAGTATGCTCCCTCCTTTTCTTTTCCTTCTACTGTGATGATATACATCAGACAACCTCACAAGCCTCTTGATAGATGTCTTTGATAAGAGACTGAATTACTGTTTTATTTAACTCTGTTTCAGTTTCTTCAATATATCGGTTGAGGATAGACATGGTGTCTTCTGACTCCTCTGCCTCAAACTCCTCAGCATCAAACAGTTGGAAGTTCTCTACAATCTTC